ACTAAATTATTAGCATAATGAGTCGTCTAATAGACATATTGATTGAGGTACTTCTTGAAAAGAAAAAAGATAGATGCCATCGTATAGCTGATAGACGTTATGATAAACCATCTGCTTATAAATCAGGAGCTATTGTTAGATGCCGTAAAGGTGACATTTGGAAAGATTTAAAAGAAGATGAATCATTACATAAATGGTTTAAACGTTCTGGTCCTAAAGGTAAAGAAACTGGTTGGGTAGATTGTAATGCTCCTGATGGAAACGGAGGATATAAATCTTGTGGAAGAAAAGAAGGCGAAAAAAGATCAAAATACCCATCATGTAGACCAACACCTGCTGGATGTAAGAAAAAAGGTAAAGGAAAAACTTGGGGTAAAACAAAATAATATGAAAGACAATTTTAGTATGCATAACTGGCGATTACAACAAGCCATTAAAGAAATAGATGAAGCTACATTCACTGACAAACATGATGATAATCCTGAATTAAAAGGTGGACAAAAAGATTTACCTGATGAATTACAAGCTAAAATTGTAGCTAAAGAAGGTGAAGACCATGAAGTATCTATGGCTCAATCAAGTTTAAAATCTATTATAGGAGCTGCTTCAGAACTAATGAGTAAAATAGGAAATGAAGAATTTGATATTCCTGGATGGATTCAAGATCATATCACCAATTCTGAAAATTATATTTCACAAGCCAATAAAGGATATCACAAATTAGATAACGAATATGAAGATTAAAATATTAAGATCTAAACCACTTAAAGAAGTAGAAGATGAAGTAATAGATCAACAATTGGATGTTACTACTGCTCCTGCTCCTCAAGAACTAACTTATGAATCTAATCCATTAGAATTCATATTACAGAAATATCCTTCACTACAAGAAACTCTAGTTAAATTATTAACCGCAGACTTTAGAGACTACATATCAGGTGTTTATATAATGGCACCTAAACCAACCATATTTAAGATTGTTTTACATAACAATCGTTATTTTTACTTAACATATATGGGTAAATGTTATGAAGCTAAAGTAAGTGGTAAGAAATTTTGGTTATTAAAAGTAAGTGAACTTGAAGTAGCTACTATTGAAATATCTAATCTATTAGTGATGGGAGCTCCACCACAAGCTGAGGGTCCTGAAACTGAATTAGCTTCTACCCCAGATGAAACAGATGAGAATGCTCCAAATCCAGAAGCAACACCTGAAGAAACACCAACTGAAGAGGAAGCACCTGAAGAATTAGCTGAGTCAAAAAAATTAGGTATTAGATTAATTAAAGAAAATATTGTATCTGATCTTAAAAAATTAGGATATAAAGATGAAGATATTATCCCATTAACTAAAAGTGGAGATAAAGTTAAATTATTAGTACCCGCTAAAGAAAGACAAGCTACTCTTGATAAATTTATAAAGTTACCTGGATATAAATGGGATAGAGATTACAAAGGCTCTTCTATTGGTGCTATTATAACTAAAGATAAAGGTGTTATTATACCAAAACCTAAAGAAAAACAAGGTGGAGGCAGTGCTGGTTTAGGAAATGAGTCATTTTTAGCTAATAAAATCAATTCAACTGTTGAAGAAGTAGGTAGTCCTATTAATATTGTTGTTAAAGGCGACAATGGTAAAAGTATAAAATTTAATAATGTTGATAAAGCTGAAGAAGCAGGACGTGATACTTCAGGAAATAAAAAATCAGATATTAGACTATTATCTAATGGTAAAGTTGTAGGTAATTTATCATTAAAACAAGAAAACGCTGTAATGTGGGAAAGTGCTGATAAGCGTTATAAAGATTTAATAATTAAACTTGTAGATAAATTACTTAAAAAGCCTTATAAAAATCTTGGTTTAACTAAATCTAATAAAAAAGATATTTATAGATTATATAATCCATCTACTAATCAAGAATATAGTGGTATCATTATAACTGATTTAAATAATAATGATATGGATTCAATTGTATTTGGTTCTGATAAACCACAAACCGTAGTAGTTAAAGAAACATTTGATGAAAGTGATTTTACTTTAAAAGGTAAAATACTAACAATTAGTGTAGATAACTTAGCTACAAGTTTAGAAGATATTATTGGAACAAAATATGAGCCAATATTAGTAGTAAGACATGACTCAACTAGATCCGCTACAGCTGGTTTAAGACCAATTGTGTATACTAAAGAATCTGTTTATAAAGGAGATAAAATATCTGGTAATAGAATTGAATTATCTTATAATAAGATATAATATTTATAATCACAATAAAAAAAAATGAAAAAGCAAATTAACGAAATTAAAAAAATGCAGCTTTTAGCTGGATTAATCACTGAAGGTGAATATCGTGACTCACTAATGAAAAATGAAGAAGTTGAAGAAGGATTATCATTAACTCCAAAATTAAAATTATTTATAGATAAATCTGTAAGGGACGCTAAAAGAGATGGTGATTTTGAAGATTTAATAGATGTTGATTATTTTGAAAATGACTTTATTGACTTTATTCTTGAAAAATTTGATACTGAAGGTGATTATGATAACGTATCTAAAGAAGTAGAAGAATATATAGCTAACGCTATTAAATAAACACATATAGACTGATTCATAGCCAGTCACTCAAAAGAGATAAAATATGGCAGCTGTGGCGCCCCTAAAAAGGGCGCCACCTTTATTTGACCTATATAAATGAATTATATTATTAATATGAATATATTTTACATACATCCTGATCCAAAAATAGCCGCTAAACAATTAGTAGATGATCATATTCGCAAAATGCAAATTGAATCTGCTCAAATGTTATGTACAGTATTTCACCACTATGGTATTGATGCACCATATAAGAAAGCTCATTATAACCATCCATCAACAAAATGGGTTCGTGAATCAATTTATCATACTAAATGGTTACTTGAACATGGTTTAGAAATATGTAATGAGTTTGTTGTTAGATATGGTAAATCACATGCTACAGAAAAAGTTTTGCTTTGGGTAAAAGATAACTTATCTTTATTAGTTGGTAAGATTCCGGAAATTGAATTTAGGCCACCACCACAATGTATGCCTGATGAATATAAATCAAACGATACAATAGAAGCATATAGAAATTTCTATATTAAAGATAAAATTGGAATTAAAAAATTAAATTATAACAAATTAAATAACATACCTAAATGGATAAAAGAATAGTCATTGTAGGAGCAGGTGTAGCTGGTATAAACGCTGCTACTAAATTAGTAGACAATGGATATGATGGTAGTTTAATTACAATCATAGACAAAGGTAATGACCCAATAAATCGCTTACCTGAAGAAGTAATGACAGGTATGTTAGGTGCTGGTGGTTGGTCTGATGGTAAATTAACTTATCATACAGCAATTGGTGGTCAATTATCTAAATACTGTGGTGAGGAAAAAGCAATGGAATTAATGAAACAAGTAGTAGATAATTTTACTCGTTTTCATCCTAAACCAGATGAAATTTTTATGTCTGATCCTATTGCTGAACCTGACTTCATTAAACCATATTTTGGATTACGTTTATTTCCTGTATGGCATATTGGAAGTAATTTCTTACATGAAATTGCTAAATCATGGTATTCATTTTTAGTAGATAAAGGTGTTAAGTTTGCTTGGAATACTGAAGTAAATACTATTAACTTTAATACTAATGAAATAGGAATAGGACATAATTATCTTAAATATGAAGAACTAATATTCGCAGTAGGTAAATCAGGTATTGATTTTGCTCAAAAATTAGCAGATGATTATCAACTACCTAACGAAGCTAAATCAGTACAAATTGGTATTCGATTTGAAGCACCACAAAAATACTTTCAAAAACTAATAGATATCAGCTATGACTTTAAACTCTATCAAAAATTTGATAACGTATCCCTTCGTAGCTTTTGCACTAATAATAACGCTGCTTATGTGGCGGTTGAAGAAACGTATGGTGATGTTACATACAACGGCCATGCAAAAAAAGGAGAAGAATTTAGAAATAATATGACCAATTTTGGTATATTAATGGAAATTAAGGGTATTGAAGATCCATTTACTTGGAGTAGAGAGGTAGTACAAAAGTTACAAATAGATGGAAAGGGATTATACTATAGTCCTTCTAGAACTGTAAGTAAAACATCTGAGGGTACAGATGTAACAGCACATCAAATTAAATTTTTAGATGGATTTAAAGAAGCAATGGGTGAGTATGCTGATTATGTTTTAAACTTCATTGATAATATGAATAGTGTATTTGAGTTTGGTAATGATTGGGGAATGTATATTCCTGAAGTAAAATATCTATCACCAGAACCATTAGTAAATTATACAGACTTATCATTAACAGAATATCCAAATGTACACTTTGCTGGTGATGCTCTATCAGCTAGAGGTATTACAGTATCAGGAGCACATGGAATTTATATTGC